TCAAACGAAGAAAAAACAGTTAAAGCAAGTATTGTTTATGGGTTTACCCCGGAATTGTTGGACGTCAGAAAACAAGTAATTGATAAAGTTGATAATTACTTTGCAAAACTTGTATTCCCATTTGATAGCGATGAATTTAAACGGAACTTTTATATTTTGATGTGTCAACCGAAATGGAGAACGTCGCAAAAGAGTTTTTCAGCGATACAAGCAAACTTAAATGGTTTGAGTAAATACCCGGAAGAATTTGCGCTGATTCTGATAAAAGAAAGCATTTCAAAAGGTTGGGCGGCGTTAGAATATGATTCAACCCCCGAAAAATACGAAAAATGGGAAAAAATGAAACGTTCCGTAAAGACAGAGCAGCAAAGCAGCAAAGAAATTGCGGATATGATGAAGTATTTAAACAATGATTTTGATTGATATGGGAGCTATTGAAAAAAAAGAAAATACGGCTTTAGAAATATATAATACCAAGCCCGGAACAAAAGCCATTGAAGTACGCCGTAGAATGATGCAATTGCCGGAGGTTGCCAAAGCATTAAACCCAGTTGAAAAATATGTTTTCGCAGCGTCAACAAAAACACCAATTGCGGAAATTGACGATGCAAAATTAGTTGAAAATCTTTCGTTGTTGTTTAAGCGTATAGCAATGGACGTTGGTTATATAATACCACAGAATGAAAATGATTGGAATTATATACAATCCCGGTTGTTGGATATTCTGAAACGTTATCACTCTGATATGACGTTGGCGGATATTAAGATAGCTTTTGAGTTGGCGACGACCGGGGAATTAGACGAATTTTTGCCGAAAGATAAACACGGGAACCCGGATAAAAATCATTATCAGCAATTCAATGCGGATTATCTTTCAAAGATATTGAACGCATACAAGCGAAAACAGAACGTCGTAATTGACAAAGCGTTTAAAGTATTGCCGGAACCAAAAGGCGAAATGACGCCGCAGCAAATACGGCAATTTGAGATACAAAGACAATGGCGGAACCGTTATATTTTCCTTTGCTACAAATACACCGGGAAATTAATATTGGGGCTAACTGATGATATGTTTTTGTATGAATGGTTGCAAAAATGCGGGTTAGCTGATGATGTACAAGTTAAAGAGGACGACCGCAAAGAAGCGTTTGCCCGGTATATGCAGCGTGTAGCCCGTGGAATGATAAACCAATATGCGGCATTTCAAGTTCGCCGAAAAGGAACCGAAAGCCCGGAAATTGATTTTACGGCGTTTGAAGTTGCCCGGAAAAAGGAGATTATAAAAGCATTTGACCGGATGATTTCCGAGGAAATGCAAGTTGATAACTACATGAAGTTTTAAATATGGAACTATTTATTGTTTGCTTTATAATTGGCGTAATAGGTTATTTTACAAAAGCGGGAGGATATAAAGATGAAAATTGAAAAATGTGGAAACATAACATTAATAAACGGGGATTGCATGGAGTTTATGCAATCCCAAAGTGATAAATCTTTTGATTTGGCAATTGTTGACCCGCCATACGGAATTGATTACGCTGCAAAACCTGCAAGGTCAAAGCATGAAAAAAAGAATTGGGATAATGATATACCAAATGATATTTATTTTGACGAACTTTTCAGAATTTCTAATAAATGTATAATATGGGGTGGAAATTATTATAAATTGCCTCCATGCCAATGTTTTATATTTTGGTACAAACAAAATCCGGTTCCTAACTTTTCAGATGGTGAGTTTGCGTGGACTAATTTTAATTGTCCTGCAAAATGTTTTGATTATAGATATTATGGAAATTTACAAGGTAAAAGTTCAGTCAAAG